CATTTAAAGCGCATGAAGTGGGGCAAGTGTTAAATTTGTTTTGATTGCCCGCGCGATAAGTAACGGCGCATCCCTTGGTTTTTTTACTTCTTGAAAGTTCAACAGTTTTAAGCATTTTTTTTATTTTCCTTATATTATTGTCCAATTACTTAAATATAAGATTTTTGCAATATTGTAAAGAATGCATAAAAAAAGCCCCAGTAACGGGGCTTTAATTGTTAGCAATTTATTAAAAGATTAAGCGGCAACGGCGACGCGGGCCCAATCTGATTTTGACATATTTAAAACTTGGCCGCCTCTTTTTTGCCAGTCGTCAACATTATCACAATCAATATCTGGATTATTCGCAACGGCTGTAACGGCATTGACCATAGTGGCGCGACTAACAGGTTGCCCAGAATATCCAGCTTGGCCAATTGTTTGCATTAAACCATCAAGCACATTTTTATTTTCAAGCTTAGTTAATTGCAAAACTTTACCTAAATTTTCGGCCGCAGTGTTAACCGATCCTTCAACGATATCGTTTGCGGCGTCGCGCATCTTTTGAATAGTTTCGTCAAAATTTTGGCGGCTGGAATAAGCTTTGACTAAATCTCGCGTCTTTAGTTCTAAGGCGTGGTTATCAGCGGCCTTAGCCTCCGAACTGAGAAGCCCGTAATCATCCTGAGATCGAGCGCTTGTAATGTGAGCGGATCTAGAGCGGTTTTCGGTTTGCATCCCGTTTTTACAAGCTAACGTCCAAAACAATTGATAAACACTAATTGAACCATGGCCAGTTTCCGAGTTCGACGCGCCAATACCATTGGCCATTAGATCATTAACATTAGCACCCGCGCCAACGTGGGCTTCTGATTTTAAACGTAAATATAAACGTTTATCAGTAACAACAGCGTTAACAACTTTAAATTGCGCGTCGCTTTCCATAAGCGGTGGTAAAATAGACTTTAACAAATTGTGATTATCAAAAGTTTTAAACTTATCAGAAACCCATGCGCGGGCAACCCCAGTACTTCCGACCTGAGTATATCGCACTGGTTCATTTAAACCATATGCGTGAGTTCTAAGTAATTTCTTTTTGGGTTCTGACTGCCAAAGCTTATTCATTACGCCGTCGTATTCTTCAGGGCAAACCCGTTGTAGTTTACGCGCAGTTTTAGTGTCCAATCCCGCATCAACGGCTACCTGTGAAAATGCAACGTCGTTAAGATCAAAAAATCGGGTTGGTTCGCCGCCAGATCCTTCCATAATAATTTGGCTTTCAGGCGCCCAATCACCTGTTTCAGGCTTGGTTCTGAATTGCAGTTGATTAGTTGGGGTTAAGAAATCAGCTGATTTAGCGTGATTGTCTTGAACTTTTTGCATCAGCGCCGTTAAGGTGCCATTAGCGTTTTCTATTGAATGTACCATTTTTTATTGTCCTTTTCTCAGTCGGAATACGACCATGTTGTGATACTCGCATATATAGGAACAAATCACAAGTAAAATTCTCAGAATTTCAATTAGACAAAAAAAAAGACCCCGCAAAAGCGGGGTCAGTTTACGGCGTTTATTGTAACTATTTACGACGTCGTTTTCTTTTTACAGGTTTATTAACGTGTTTTTCATAATCCTCACCGTACAAAATTTTTGCTATCCAATTAAATAAAAACACCATGCTAGTTATTCTCCCATCTTGGTTTGTCTTCAAGCAATTCCATCACACCCTCACTTCCTTAACTGCGTCCATCCACAATTCCTTTTCGGACTTTGGTTGATCGGTTTTATCGTCAGAGCGGAACCAACTGACGTTCCAAGACATAATGTAATCAAATCCAAAATTGTCTTGGTGATGCCATTCCTCAAAATCCCACCCATGATTTTTCACACGTTCAACAAGCGCTCCACCCTCAGCAAGTCTACCCGTAACGGCAATACCATCGTGATACCATCGGCCCCGATACTTACCAAACCATTTTATTTCTAGATCATCTTGTGACTTAACGAACTGTTTGAACTCTTCAACTGTTGGTTTCATTACGCTTCCTCCTCGTACTTCTGATCCACAAAGTGATAAACATCCTTAACTGTCGTGCGGTACAACATACCGTCACCTACCCACTGCTTGTTTATTTCTAACTTATTACTCAAGGCGTCCATGTTCTTGGCCTCAGCGACCAACATCTCCATCTCCTCGTCGCCTAATCTCCTATCGCAAGTTATCTTCATTTAACTTCTCCCTTATCATCCAAACTATAATTGTGCCTGTTCAAATAGCACTCATCGCTCAACTGCTTCATCATTTCAAAGTATCGATGTGCGGATAAAATAGGATCGCCATCGTCGTTTAACTTTGCTTCCTCGTCGGCCCATGTTTTAACAGTATGATGTATTAACTTTGTTAGATCATCCCCTGAAAGAACCGATTTCTGCTTCGAAGCAATTAAGTTCCAAGTCATCATCGCGGCCACTACACAATCTGGATTACCCTGAAACATCGGGTGTCCAAATAAATCTTGGGTGCTTTCAGGCGTCACAAACATATTGTTTACCTCTAGCTCCATCGCACCAATTACATTTCCCATTTTCTTATCAGTCATAGTTTTTTCCTTTTTATTGTCCATGTATAAGATAATATGCTGAAAACTCTATAAACGCAAGAACTAATCGAAAATCTTTTCAAACACCTTAGTCCAATCAAAAGCTTGCTCGCACGAATACTCAGGCTCGACGGACTTCAAACCCTCCATCTTTAATTGGATTGCGTCCCTCGCATGAAACAAAAACAATTTGGATTTATCTTCTGATTTCTTTTGTTGCTTTACCAACACCCAAGACGAACTATACGAGTGCTTTGCCATCCAAGCTACTTGATGCGGTCGAAGGCTAACGGCGTAGCCTGTCACATATTTTAGTTCGATCATATGGAACAAACCTCTAGGATCACAGATCAGTAAATCTGGAACGCCCAGACTTGCCCAACTTTCTAACCTAGTTAATGCGGCTTTCGGGTGGAGCCTGTTCATCGCTTTCTTCAGTTGTTGATAAAACGCGCTTTCTGGCTTTGTTCCTGTTCGATGTATTTTCGTCATTCGGAGTTATGTCAATTGTTATGGGTGCATACTGTTGCTTTAGATCTTCCAAAGCCTTTACCACTTCTTCTTTCGACATACTATCAATAGATCCTGTACGGATCTCAGATTTGCTGACATATATATCGCCTTGAGCTTGGCCGCGCCTATACTCTGCTTGCACCGCCGCACTGTAAGCGCCGTTGTTTAGAGCATTGTCTCGAATAACTTGTAGATCTCTCAAGTGTCTTTGGTATGTAACACCAAACTTTTCATCCAGTTCATTTCTATATCTCTTTATAGTTGCACAAACGTGGGGACTAATATGTGGGTTGGTCAATTCGTAAGCCCTTGTGTGAGCGCTCGAAGCGGGATAGCCCGCATTGATTGCCGCGTCCCGCATCGTGATCTGTCCATCCTTACTGACAAGTTCTTTTACAAACAATTCTTGCTTACGTGTCAAAGGAGTTGAAACAGTACACCTTGGCCTACCTTTTTGTTTAGGGGCCGGATCAGACTTCTTCCCAACCTTTTTAACTAATTTCTTTCCCATTACATTCACCTCGTTAATAACAGTGCTTTAACTTTTATTACACCAGTTACCTATATATAGTCAAAATTTATTTTTTTAAAAAAATCGTTTAGGGCCCATTAAGGCAATTTCTTGCATTAACAAAGTTACATATTTGTATACCCATGGTGTAACCATTTATGTAACCAATATGACACCTTGTTTTTATAACAATTATTACAAAGTTACACCAGTTACACCGGTTACGCCTATATTTACCTTTTTTTATTTTTTTTTAATTTTGGCCCTATATAGTGTAACGTGTAACTTTAAACAAAAATCCTGGTGGTAATAAACAAAAAAAAACCCGCGATCCGTGAACCGCGGGCTCTGTTTTAAGCTATAAAGATAACAGGACGTGTATTAACGTCGTGTCCCATCAACCAAACATTTTCGGTGTAGAAGTAAGAGAAAGTGTTATCATCAACAAGAACTCTAAATCTTGTTGATCCAACACAACCTTCCAAAATGCTTTGAACCGATATTTGGGTTTCAAAGTTATTTCGCAAAGCCTCTCTGTCCACAACGTATGAAACACAGACTGTTTTACCAATCTGGTTTTCAAGCGCGGCTTGGATAGCATTCTGATTTTCGCCTTCAATGATGTAAGACGAATTGAATATATCAGACATTTATTGTCCTCCTATAAAGTTAAAGTTAAATCCTTATCGTCCCCTATCTTGCGCAGGGTTGCCGGTCATCGATGATTGCTCATCTGGTCGGAGGAGTTATGAGGGGCTAATCGAAGCCCGATGTCAAAGAGCGGCGCCCCATCATTCGGGGTCATTACATAAAGTATAACACAGTATGGGACATTCGCAACCACACAAACGACGCTTTTGAGAATTATGCGACATTATCAATGCCGCATAATTCTTTGATTTTATTAAATTTTTTTAAGTTCCAAGCAACCAGTCAAAAGCTTTAGCCAGCATGGTTTTTTCTTCTTGGGGCTCGACCTTTGGTTTTGGTTTGGCTTTATCGACATGAAAGCTTTTGGGTTTCACGGCTTTCGATCTTGCTTTTTGTGCCGCTACTAAAGTTTCTGCTTCTTTTACGATTTCTCTTGAAAGTGCAGACATGGATATTTTGCTGGTTGTTGATTTACATTGATAGATAATGTAGGCCAATTGATTTTTGGTGACCTTTAATTTTTTGGCGATCTGAGCGTTGGTCAGTTCTCCTTTGAACGCCATTTCATGCGCTTGATTAATGAGTTTCTGTGAATGTTTCTTTGGTTTGGCCATTAGCTTATCTCCTTTATATATTCATCATGGCTTTTGGTTAATTTTGCAATTGCTTTTTCCACGCGCTCCAAGTTGCTTCGGGAAGTATACGCCCGTTTAATTATAAACGGACTGTCTTCGACGGGGATGCAATCGAATGGCTCCGCAATATATGATAGCGGTAGGGCATAGCAATCTACCTCATCGGGGTATTCTGGTAGTTTGTGGAAGAGCCAGCCGCCTTTTCTTTTTAATTGGTTGGCGGGCACGTGGGCCCCGATGCGCTCTCCGAATTGTATTGCCATTTTTTTCATGTTCATAGATATTCCTCCATTGCGTTTCTAACCTTTTAACCACCAACTAGGTTTTGTTTTATATAAAATATAATGCAACTTACTATCAGTAAGACCCATCTTTTCAGCTATCTGTTTGTTGGTCATACCTTTATAATGCTTGCTTAACCTATTTGCTTTACCAGTATGATACACAGTACATTTTCTATCTGCATTACCCCATGCCAGATCATGCACTTCGTCTATTAATTCGTACGGGTATTTACTCATGTTCATAGTTCTTCCTCCGCAAATTTTTTTGCCCGCTTTTTATTTAGGTTCTTGGTTTTTTCCTTTTGTAAATACAATTTGTATTCTTTTGGAGACATATCCATCCAATAAGGTTCGGTTATAAACTCTTTGGTAATTGTTCGAGGTATAACTGCATCTTGGATAAATCTGTGAAAAGCAATTTTTTCAGCTTTTTCAAATGTTTCGGCTTCAATCCCACTATAGTATCTAGAATTAAGGCACTTACAACAACGTAGATCCATTTCTACTTTAATGTTCCATTTTTTCATCAACTTGCCTCCTCTAAAACTTGTTCTTTAATCAACTGCGCGGCGTATTTTAGGTTACACATTACGACGGTATTGTCTTCTGGTAGTAAATCAATAAACCGGATGAGCGTGGTCAGTGATCCGCGAAGTTCGGCTATTTGCACACGAGGGTGTTTTTCTACATTATCCCCCGTTGTTTCTTCTGGCATGGGCTCTATTTGCTTTTCGCCGTTGCAGTTATTGCAAGTGATGTGGTATTCGACGACGTTACCGGCCATAAAACGCTCTCTGGTTTCTGTACCGGTGCCGTTGCATTCTGGGCAATCTATCATTTTATCCTCCTTTATTGTCCATGTATAAGAGTATAACAACTTATATACGAAAGTCAAACCTCATGCTACGCTGGATATTTTAGGCGAGTGATAACTCTTTTGAGTTCCAAACGCGGGATGTCCCGCCCAATACCCTTCTATCCAAGTCCACCAAAGCACACGATGTTTTAAAATTTTTGCGTAGGGCCTACGTTTAGATTTAGGGTGGTGTTGTTCGGCTATTCTCCAATGCCCTCGACGGAAGTGCAAAGCTTTCTTATGAAATCCGGCATCGTAAGGTTCTTTTGCAACGACGGGTTTATCAATGTTCCAAGAGATGCGCGTCCAAGCGTCTGTAGCTTTTCCAAAACCGCGATGCGCGTTGCGTCGTTGTTGCCTAGTTCCGGCTATAGATCGCATGACATAGCGTGTTTGGTTGATCGTCATAACAAGGAACGCAAGACTGCACATCATTTCAATATGTTCTTCTTCGCTCCAACCTTGAAACACTGTGGTCCCAAATCCTGGTGTTCCTATTTCCCAACTACCCATAGGTATTATAGGCCAAATGCCGCCTCCGGCTTTTATCATCGACGATGGGTTGTCATAAATCAAAAACGTAGCCACAAAATCTTTGTTCATATTATCACGTACAATTAAAAAACTATGCTTTGAATTTTTAAGTTCCATGGCCAGAAACATTTCATTAGCGCACGGAATGCAATCTACGGGAATTGGCAACGGTTCTTTTCCATCAAAAAAAGCTTCCTTTGCATGGATGCCTGCATATACATACAATTCTTCGTCAATCTCAAAAGGTTGTGCGTTTTTAAAGTCTTGAAGTTCAAATTCAAAATTATTTATTTCGTTATGTGAAGTTAATTGATCACTTAATGAAACTATTCCTTGTTCTTCCAGATCTTTTACACTGTTCATAATATTTAAAGCATTGGTATATTTTTGAACAACACCAACATTTTTTATGTTTTGTAAGTTAGGCCGGTGTTTTAATAGAATTTCTATCGCTTCTGTAGGAGAAGCTTCTTTTGTCTCTGGGGTGTTTTTATTTTTTAAAAAATTAAATCGTTTCTGTGTTTGCCTTCTTTGTTTTTTAAAGCCGCGTCTCTTTTTAATTGCCATCATATGTTCTTTCTGTAATTGTCCATGTATAGGAGTTACACCACAAATTACAAAAAGTCAAACATAAAAAAAACCCCCGCCGAAGTTGATACCTTAGCGACGGGGGCCGAGTTTGGACAATAAATATAGAAAAATATTCTATAAGGTATCGTACGGGATTTTATATAAAATTGTCAAGAACTTTATGGTTGAACGGTTAGCGTATCAAAAATCTGTAAATTACACCGGTTACAGACACGTTTTTGTTGATAGGGATCATCATTTTCTACCCGCACCAATTGACTTTTGCAAGCCGGACACAATTCTTGATCTAATCTTCGTTGGAAAGACCCGTCACCCACGGTCCATGTAAAGTTCATCTTTTTTAACATTCTTTTTGTAAACGTCAAACACAAGTCTAAGCTGACCACTAATGGTTCTCCCCTCAGTTTTTGAAATTTGTTTGATCTCATCATAAATTTCTTTCGGAACCAATACACTTTTCCATTTTTCGGTATCCATTTTCGTCTCCAATGCATTTCTGTACAAGACTTTATAGGATTATATATAAACTTACAAGCTTTTTATGTTGCTTCGCCCCAGTTGGGACCAATTTCTATGTCAGTTTTGTTAGGAATTTCAAGAGGTACTGCATTTTCCATAATTTCTGCCACTTCTTGGGCTTCGGTCCGCGATTTGACGGACATGGCCATCTCATCGTGGATCTGGATCATGGGCGTTTTGCCCGCTTTGTACAGATCTACCATTGCTTTTTTTGTCATGTCGGCGGCGGAGGCTTGAATAAGGCGATTGAGCGCTTTGTATGTGTAAGCGCGTTTCAATCGGGTGGTTTCGCCGTGTGTTTGGACGGCCTCACGGTAAGGAAGAGCCTTGTGCATTGCAAAACTATCGGGCTCCCAGAGGTCAAAGCGGCATTTTCTGCCCAAAATAGACCGGATTGAGCCCGCACTGGCCTTATCATTAAGTCTGTTAATCACACCGTTCATCAGCGCTTTTACAAACGGGACGCGACTGTGGTATTGTTTGACCAAAGCTTTTGCTTCGTCCACCGATATGTCCATCTGATCAGACA